TTAAATTTCTCCTATTACATAAGACTTCATAAAAACATCATATTTAGCTGCCAACTCTTCTAATTTCTTTTCTCTATATTTGGTAACCGTAAAAAAATGAATAATCGGTACTTTTCCGTTATATTTATTTTTATAATACGTAGTAAATTCCCCGTACCTTTTGAGCTTCTCACTATTTACATTCATCATCTGAGTGCGATCTATTTCTACAGCATTTAAAATTCCTTCTTCATCTCGGAATTTCACATCTGGAATAATTGTCTTCTTTTTATCATCTATTTTATAACGTATAGGTGTTTCTATTTTCCAGTCATCTGGACAAAACAGGTAGAGCCACGCTTCATTTCTCATAAGGCTGTGTGCTAATCGAATTGTTGGTACTATTTTTTCTGTATCATCGAATAGCGCGCGCCCTTTTTTATTCAAGTAATATACATATTCTTTTTTATAAACTGTACTATTAACGAATGAGTTTAAATCCTTTAATATACGGTTTGCATTTCTTATTCCACCTAAATCATGTATAGCCATTAAATGCCTGCGTGTAGCGAATTTCAGCTTTCTAATCGAGGTCAGAATCATCATCTGACGATTCAATTTGATGTGTGTTTGTATGTTCATGTTTCTCCACCTCATATTGTTTTAGTACATTCCACATCATTTTATTAGAAATATAAGGTACTTGAATTTCTGTTAACCTATCCGTTTTAAACAAAGCGCGTCCAGGAATACTTTTTATTGATTCTAAACCTGGTTCATCGATAACAACACTTGAAGCTGTTTGAGTTGGCAACCTAAATCCTAGCTTCGCATCTGAATTTTGCTTAACTTGTCGCGGTAATGTATCTCCAGTCGGATATTGTGTACAAAAAATCAACCTAAAACCAAGTGCTCCACCAATCCTCGCTATATAAGAAATCATTCTCTGACAAGCAATTAATAACTTTTGCTGCTCTTTGCTCATACTTTTATCCGGGCAAAGTTCAGCACCTTCATCAACTATGACAAAATGTCGTTCTTTTATATTTGTTTCCCCAACGTTTGTATAGTGCCTTTCCTTCATATAACACATTTTTTCTTCCATCTTTTCAAGAATTGCATTTAAAACTTGAAACGTTTGAATCGGCTTTTCTGCTATAGATTCAACTTGCTTTAAATTTTGATATGGTCCGAATTCTAAACCACCTTTTAAATCGATAATGTATAAATGAGTATGATCTGACTGTGCCGTAATAAGAGATGTCATTACATTCTTTAAAAATACAGTTTTACCCATACGTGTCAAACCGCCTAAAGTCATGTGTGGTGTTTTATCGAAATCATGATAAATTAACTCTTCTAAGCTTTGCCCTATAGGTACAAGCCATTTCCCTTGTTCAATTAATGTTTTGGACCATTCCCACTTATTAGGTATGTCTTTATAAAATACTCGAATGCTTAATTTATAATTATCGTAATGGATCCGAACAGGTTTGTTTAATCCTTCACTCACAACGTCCTCAACCTTTTGAATAATTTTGCTAGGCATACCTACAGGTAAAGTGTAAATATATGTTGTGCTGCGATCATCATCAATTTGCTTGTGAAACTTAGGATAATGCAACTTATCGTCCCTTTTAATAGCAATTCCACTCACCTCGAAAAAGACTTGAATCTTCTTTTTATCATCATCTTTTCGTTTGAACTTATCACTTACTAATGCATAAGTTAGTGCTGCCGTGGGAACCAGTAATAACTCCAACATAAACATTTCCCCCTTAAATATCCTATAAGGATATCATTGCGCTCTTTTGGAATATAACGAGACAAGCCTTTCCTTATACCTTCTCTGTTGTCCCACCCTTCCATATTGTGTTCCTTTATAGAAACATAACTAGCACATAACGTAGAAGGTATAAGAACGAGCCTGTGAGAGTTGTGTACAAAGTAATACGTGGAAGCCAATGTGGAACACTCTTCCCCATTTTTTCTGCTATCTTCATTGCAACTACTGACAAACCTGTTGCTGTCCAAATAACTACCGCTTCCCCTGCGAGTGTCATATCTATTCCTCCTCTTCTTTCTCACGGAATATAATACCTTTTCTTGTAAGGACTGCATCATAACAGTCCATTAAAGTTTCCCAATTTAAAATATCTTCTTCCTCACCATATAGATCCTCTTCAATAACCTGGGATAAACTGAAATATCTTTTATATTCCTTGTTATTAAACACTTCATGATTTTTCATATGATTCATAATTGATTCCGTTTCTGCTCTTGATCTGGATTCATTGTACATCGAGCGTAATTCCTTTGACGGATGTAGATATGGAGTTGTATTCAAGTGGTTATACTGCCAACGCATGTAATCTTCTCCCCTCTTGATGCCCTTAGTTCCACTTGGTATTCCTCGTGGTCTTGATATAGGTATATGAACTAGAATGAAGGAATTTGCCTGTCCTACGAGAAAAAATACAAAAGACAAACATAATAGAGGTGGTAACATGAAAAGTCATTTAAAGGAAATTTTAGACAGTCGAGGGATGAAATATAGTTTTGTAGCAAAAAAAGCAAACATCGCAAGCTCCACAATGTCAGCTTTAGTTAAAGGTGGATTACCTACATTACCTGTTGCATATCGAATAGCTAAAGTGTTAGATATGCGTTTAGAGGAAATTTGGGTTGAAGATGACTATGAGAACAAATAAAAAAGGGCCGCCCAATAGGACGGCTCTCATTTCTTATTTTTTAATATACTCGTAATACCATTTACCTTCAGGTCTAGTATCCATCCACCAAGTAATTTTATCTAATTCGGGATTAGGTAATACTTCCGTTTGCAAGTACGCTGTACCGGTTGATGGATCAGAAATAACTTTTCCTTTAGTTCCACGTTCGGCCATAGCATTTAATACTTCAGGAACCAATGAGACGCCAAACCCACCAGATTTAACATATTGATATCCACCATTAGAAACAGGTTGTTCTGGTTGCTTCTCTTCTGTAAACCAAGATAATGATTTGCTACCAATCAATTCATTCAAATCACACTTACCGATACCAGGTACATTACCTGTCTCTGTGTATTGCCAAATATCGCATGGATAAGCTGGCTTGTTACCGCCATAACGAGGAATCCAAACAAAGTCAGATTTTACATTTGCCATTCCAAATGGAGCATACATGTGATGGCCGACATATAAGCCGACTTTTTGAGCGCCTAACCGGCGTAATTCATCAATAAAAGCTTGAGCGCCTGCTCTCATATCATTCATTGTTTTTACTTCCACATCAGCAACCCAGACTGTTGCGCTCTTATCTCCACGATTCCAGAAGTCTCGAGCTTCTACACGTGCGTCATTCTCAGAAACGAAACGACAGAATGCATAGTTACCGAAAGGAATGCCATATTGTTTCATGGCTTGTACATATCCCTTATATAATGGATCTACATAATTCGAACCATCTTGCACACGTGCAATAATAAAATCAATATGTTGCTTTGCTACAGGCCAATTAATATCACCATTCCATTTTGAAATATCTACAATGTGTCCCATTATTTATCGTCTCCTTCAAAAAGTTTTTGTTTAATTTCTGTTACATCTTTAGAAATAGATCCAAAGGCCTTTGCTTGTTCTTCAATAACTTGTTGGTTCTTTTGGATTACTGCTTGATATTGCTCTTCACGTTGTTCATTCTTTTTTTGCGTAGTAAAAAGCATCCACACGAATAACGCTGCGAATGCTCCTTGTTGAATCACTGAATTGAAAATTGCATCTTCCATTTTTCCAGCTCCTTTTAGGTAAAATAAAAAAGCCTGCTATAAGCACGCTTTTGATTTTATATAAATTCAATTTTCATATTATAAAGCGATATCTACTTTTTCCCCATTTCGCTTTATAATTCGTCCGGGGTTACCCACAACAATACAATTCTCAGGTACATCTTTTGTAACTACTGATCCAGCACCAATAAAAGAATTATCTCCTATTACGATGTTACCTATCACTATAGCTCCAGCACCTATTCGAACATTATTACCAATTGTAGGAGGAGTGGATACACCATTCTTTGTCCCAATTGTTACTTGTTGATTAATCCAACAGTTTTCTCCAATGCTGTTTGCTAAGATGATAGTGCTAAAACCGTGCGAGATAAATAATCCGGCGCCTATATCACTTGTAGATACATATAATGTATTCATTTTCGGATAAAAGACCCTCAATAATTTATTTACAATAGATTTGTTAATTCTATTATAAAATAAATTTCTAAACTCTTCTCTATTTACTAAAAGCCAATTTAGCAACATTACTTTAGAACTATCGTTTTTTATGTTATTAATATCTTTCCATCTATCTATATCCTTATCGATAATATGTTTATTTTTAGATGTTTTGTAAGCAGCAATGGCAGGTAAGGATCTGACAATGCTTAGTTTATCCGCGATACTTTTTATCCCCATTGTATTACCCCTTATTTTTTTATTTATATTGTAATATAAAAAGAAGATAATGAGTAGGGATAGATTGTTATTTGTTGCTAAAGTAACTAATTTTATACTATATGACGAATGTAGCCGACATGTGGACAGTAGCATTTGTAGATAACCCTTGCAATACCATTCCACCATCACCTTTAATTGTCAATTCAACTGATTTCGACGCTGATGCATCTTGGACAGGAAACACCATGTCTTGAATAGGACGGAAACCGACTGGAAAAGTTGCGAATGTAGTTCCGTTTGTAGCGTTTGCAACTGAACCTGTAATTGTAACTACACCATTAATTTTTTTATATCGTAGCGGTCTACCAGCTACCGTTCCGAATGATGTAGTTAAGTTCGTCCAATCTATATTATCTGTTGGCTGTATTCCTAAAGGATTCACCCATTGTGTTCCATTCCAAACAATAAGTGATTTAATATCAGTATCATAATAACTAATGCCTGTATAACGATAAGTTGAAGGTCTAGATGATGTTGGCCCACTTTTTCTTGAAGTATAATCTTTGTAAGTGAAGTTACCAAAATCATACCCGAAATCTACATAATTATCTTTTACTTTAGTAAAATCTATAGTTTCCTCTAAAGTACATCCAGATGCGTTACAACCTTGCTTTATAAAGTCGGACGTTTTCCCCCCGAAAGGTAATATTTGATACCAATTGAGGAAGTAGCTTTGATTAACTATAGCGCCATTTCCGTATCTAGCTAACTTGAACATACAGTTATTAAAGAAAGTATCTACCATATTGGCATCAAACATAACGTTATCAAAATTATCGTTGATTGGAACTAGTTTACAGTTATTAAAAATCGCTTTAGAACGAGAACCGCCATAATATGACGATATATACGCGCCTACTTCTGTATTTTCTATTAACAGATCAAAAGGATTTGCAAGTGTACTAGCTGATACACGGCTACAATCTCGAATATTCAATTTAGGTAATAGTCTAGTGTTTATGTCTAAATAATTATCGTCATATCTTCCGCCTAGTATGTTAGAATCTAGAGTTTGGAAAATGTTAGATTGTGTATTTCCAGCTTTCCCGCGAACATCTTGGAATTTAACATTAGTCATCGATATTTCAATATTGTGTGATATTCGTTTGTAAATTTCTCTAATTGATACAAAGCTGTCTAAAATATATGTGAAAGGTTTAGATGCTCTCATTGTTGGGTATTGATCCCCGCCAAAAAGATTGAACCCGTTTTGTGTACAAGTAAGGTTTTCGAATTCCCATCTATCAGCAACCACACATTCATTTACGATTGTAGCTTCACTTCCATTCATAGTAGTCCGTGGATAGATTAACGGTAACGGTTGAATCCTAACATTGTTAACATGGTAGTTTTTAACCGATACAATGTTTTTTCCTACACGCAATGGATATCCGAAATTATGTTTTAATTCAGGAGCGAAATTGATTAAAGAGTATCCATTCTCTGTTGCGTTATGAATAACGTTTTCTAAATAAATATCTCCGTCCCATAAAGATCCATAATCAGCACGTAAAACGATTGCTTCTTTAGAATTTAATTCAGTATTTCGAATGATAAGATCACCAAACCCAGTAAGAGTTATCCCATGATAACCTAAACGACAATTTTCTATCAAAATATTATATGAACCGTTATGAGAATCAATTCTATTAAGTGACGAATCTCTGACAATAAGGTCTTTCATCTGATTCCCACCGAATACACCCCAAATCGCAGGATTCATTGAAAACCCTTGTACATTCGTCATTGTAAGATTGCACGTATAGTTAGTACTTAAATCATACGTACCAATATTTCCATGTGAAAATCTAGGATTTAATGTTACGTTATTTAAATTTATGAATCCACATCGCTGTATTTGCAATATACCAACCGAAGGACGTTGTTCTGGTACGTTGTTTTCGATTTCATGTTTAAAGTTATTGATGTTAACCTTCGACCGTTCTACCCTAAAATTACGAACGGAATAATCATCACCTGTTATAAGCCCTCTTGTTTTAACGTTTACGTTTTCGATGTTGATCCATGTATCTTCTGAAGGTGTGAATGAAGCCGAAGTGACAGTTTCTAACGTGAAATAGATTGGGCTTAACACGTCACCTTTATTATTAATCATAAACCACTCTGTCATCGCTTGACCGTTATTCGCATTACCTCCATATCTTATATACGTTCTTTTGTTAGAGTCTTGAGCGAATACATACCCTTCACCTTTGCCAGCTAATTCAGGGATATTTTTAACACCAGGTTTTATTTTTCCTGCAAGAGCTGTCATTTCGCTAGGCGTTAATGAAATAATACTCTTTGTAGGTTTAATGATATATATATTCGCATCTGGATTTTTAGTTAAATCGAATATCAATGTAGACCCATTAAAATCCACGGAAGTTTGAACTGGTATTGCTGTAACGTCAGAAATGTAATAAGTAGCTCCTTTATCGTATATAACAGGAATTCCTTTGCTGTTTGCGTCGATATGTGCATTTTTAATTGCAGGACCATCATCTATAACTCCGCCACCGGTTGCTCCATAATCTTTAGGCGAAAGAAAAAGTTTATCTAACTTATCGGTTGTTTTCTTTCTTTTATTCGCTTCAGCATCAATTCGATCTTTCAACAACGGGAATGCTACTCCATTTTCGTCCACGCGAGCTTGCTTTGTCTCCGGATCAATTGAACCTTGTATAACAATCTGATCCAATTGCGCTTTTACACTTTCAGAAATTGATTTAGCTTGTTCAGCAAATATTTTTGCGTCATGAGCTTCTCTATACGCCGCACTATTCAACAAATCTAATTCTATTTGTTCTAGTTGCCAAATTAATTCTTCTAATTGAGAAATGTAAGTTTGCGAAGGAATTCTATTAGTTAATGCATCAGGTATGGAAACAATGATAAAGTCTTGGGTTGTAGCTTTTACAGTTGAGTTCTTCTCCACAGTGAAATATGCTTGTTTAGATTTTCCGATAGCTGTAAAAGTTTGCGCTGGGAATGTATATTCGAAATGACCTTTAGTTGCATCTATCATAACGATTCCATTTTTATCTCTTACAGAAGTATTGTCAGGTTTAGCGCATTCGAAATATACATCACTTCCAGTTAGATTATATGGAACAAAACCATCAACAACATATACATCAACTGTATTGCTCTCCGTATCTCCTACCCTACCCATTACCATGGAATTCAATTGAGCGTATTGTGTTTTATGAACGTCTAAGATAAGTTTAGTCTTCAATGCTTTCCACGCTCCATTCTTCTTTTGATGACTCGAAATCCGCTATAGATGGACAGTACAAACGTTTAATTTCGTTATTATCAATATCTTCTTGAACGTTCAAACGATCGTTTTCATATCCAATCCTTTTAGCTTTAATTTCCCATGCGAATTCCGATAAAGGTTTACTTGATTTAACAATGAAATATTTTTCTTTTCGTTCCGATACCCAAATGTTAGAATCGCAATACGAACTAACGAAAACCTGATATTCGATTCGCGTGTTGGCTATATCGGTAAAAATACAATCTATATCCACAATACACTCACATTCTTCATTTGTTGTAGCTGTTCCAATATCACCTAAATACGATTCTGCGGTTTCATACGCTGGAGTGGCCACAACTCCTTTTCGAGAAACGTGGACGGCGTTTTTAGCACCGATTACACGGAAGTCAGCATTCACATTTATGTTTTTTCCGAAAAAATCTATGCGATCATTGAAGAAATAAATTCTAGGTACGAAAGTCATTCCGTCTAATGTGTAAGTATCACCAGCTGAAATCATCAGTTGATCTTGTCCAAATAGATAAGAAAAGGCATCAGTTCCATACATTCCAGTTCCTACGTTTTTTCTTGTGCCAAACCCGAAATTGGCATTATAACTAGAAACATTCCATCTATTCTTACCTAATAAGGAAGCCCCGCCATTAGTCCAATCATATTGAATCTTCCCGTATTCAGCGCCAGCATTTCCAAACAAAGTAATGATTCCATTTTTTAAATCGAATCCGCCTTTATCTGAAGATGATTTAATCGAACCATCTTGAACATTTATTTCGAAAGTTCCGGCTGAATTGCCAATCGTTCCTTTTTGGAAAGAAACACTTCCCGCATCGAAATCGATTGTTATATTATTCCCTTTAGCGACACCAGCACGAATTAATGAAGCACTTAACAATCCGGTTGTTATAAAATCAGCTACAATCGAACCGTCCATAGTCATCGCTAAACCATACGGGCCATTAATACCTGTTTTAGAATAACCGAGTCCATTAATATTCCATTGCCACACTTTTTCTGCTGTTGCTTCATCTTTCGTATCCATGATTAAAATTCTATCTGGATAAATACGAACATGGCCACCAAAACCACTATTAATTAAATCAGTAGCGTTCTGCTTTGCCTTATCTAGCATGCTTGATTCCATGCCTTCTATATTGTCTTTTATTCTATCTATCTTGTTGCCTACATCTGCAAATGACTCCTTGTAATTACCCAGATTGATGTCAATGTACTCTTTATTCAACGGATCATATTTATAAGATACAACTTTAGCTTTTACATCAATACCTTCATCCAAATGTTGAACCGTTACTGTATCACCCATGTAAACACGTTGCATTACGGAAAAATTTTTATATTCTTCTGTTTTCGATAATTCCTGAAAACGAATTTTATAAATCGCTAAAGGTTGATCCACATGTTGAACATCAAACATTGCTTTCGCTTCAGCACGTAATTTATCTAATGCTTGAGGCAGTGGCAATGCTTCTTCGTCATTTGCGTTATTCCCTTGTTTAGCTTTAACGTCAGGGAATTCAACTCTTCTAATCTTAGGATTAACATATTTATTGATTAATGGACTAGTAACATACTTTTCTGGTAATAGAAGTTCATCTGCTCCTTGTGGCATTATCTTTGTAATAACAGATTGCCAGTCTACACTTGCTTCATATCCTAGTAAATCTTTCTTATGCTGAATTACGACACCACGATCAAGACCGCGAGCGTTTAGCATTCTAACGTTGAAGTTATCTCTTAATAACTCGCCACCCCAGCGATTCAAGAATGAATTGTCTTGTCCGCTGTCTAACAATACTTCTACGGGGTTTTTACGTACTAAACGTGCATTATTAACCTTTGTAATATCGCTGAAGAATTCAAATCTAGTTGCGTATTGTAGATTGTTTTTTATTTGTTCTAAAGCGCCTGTACCCGATTTACTAACAATGTTTGTATCTTCAATAAAGTTATCAACTAAATCATAAAAAATGTGATAACAGAATACTTGTAATACACCGTCAGAAGGATGGGGATTAGCCACACGAAACAATTGATCTCCATCAGGTGTTGGAGCCTTGATTAAACATTGCCCGTCTATTTCTAATCCATGTGGAGCGAATAGAGGATACTTAAATCTTAGGGTGTAAACACCGTTTAGTACTTCTTCGATTTCAGGTTCATAAATGTTATTATCAAGTATCCCTATTCCGTTGTGCGTAAAGTCTGTTTCGTTTGGTTTATAAAGTGTAATCAAATGTATCGCCACCTTGTTTCGATATCAACCATATCAACGCTTCCTGTCCACGATATCGTGTTTTCTCCTTCTTTAAATATAGGGAATTTCCCAACCATTTTGTCATTCATAGGGGTTGTATTGTAGTAGCATTCCATTAAATCAGAATCGACTATTACGGAAGGATTAACACCTTTAATTTGGAATGAGATCCCATTGATTTGTATTGTTATATTTCCCGTTCCGTAAATTGTTAATTTAGGTAAAGAATGCAACGTTCCCTGGTTCATTATCGTGGCAGGAGTAGTTAATGTAAAAGGTTGTTCAATAGCATATTCATAGGGATCGGACTTGAATGTAACTTGGAACTTCCCGTATTCCTCTATCTCGTTTTCAATATCACCGATTTCCACTGATTTTATCTTTCTATAAACGTAATCATCGGTAAATGAAACGATTTTAGCGTTCATTATCCACGCTTTTATTTTTCTTAATAAAGGTTTGATGTTTTCGTCTTCGAGTAAATTAAACTCAACTGTAAACTCAACATCTTCATAACCTTTTTCTTTTGTTAATGCTCCGCTTTCTCTTCCATCAATTTCGATAAATTCAACTTTCTTTTTAGCAGTTGGAATATTAGGACGATCTACCATACAAAGATGGTAGTTTTGCCCCAATTTATCATTTATTCGGATATCAAACACGGTTGGAACCTCCTTTTCCAACGTTTAAAGATTGCCCTTTTTGAGCAAACCAATCATCAGCTTTTTCAAACATTTTATTCATATCACTTTCATTTCTAACAGTAGTATGGAAAGTAACTTCATTTGTGATTTGTTGTGGTTGATTATTAATAACGTTCATTCCAGCCTTACCAGCAAGTGCATTTCCGGCTAAACTAGGTAGACCCGAAAGCATTCCGCCACCGCTTAGAATACCATTGACTTTTGACATTGCATCTCCTAGAATTCCACCGCTTGCAAACGTTGTAGGAGCACTGAAAGACATAGGAGCCGCAGCTAACATAGGCGCAAAACTTCGAGAAGCTAATGCAGGTGCTTCACTTTCGCTATCCACACTTATGCTGTATGAACTAAACGGATTCAATTTACCAATCATATCGCCGGCTGAATTCCATGCATCGCGAACTTTTCCGACTACTTTGTCTAACCATTTAGAAACGCCTTTGTATAAATCATAGAAGTAGTCAATCGCTTTTTGAATCGGTCTGTATACAGAAGTAAGCGTGTCAGAAATGGTACCCCAGTTATCTTCTACATAACCTTTGATTCTATTTGTGATACTTGATGTTTTAGAAGACATATTATCCCATGCATCGCCTACCTTATCTTTTACACGTCCCCACACTTGACCAGTTACTGAACTAATAATGTCCCAGTTGTTTTGGACTCTTCCTTTTACATCGCTAGCTTTATTACTAGTTGTAGAAGAAATTCGATCCCAAGCGTCACTTACTTTATTTTTAACTTCTTCCCACTTTTGAGAAGTAGCGTCCCTAACTGAATTCCAACCATCAGTCGCCTTTTGCTTCACATCTGATACTTTTTCGCTTGTTTTACTAGAAATTTCGTTCCATTTATCACCAATATACGTAGATACTTTGTTCCACACTTCTGACGTTACGCTAGAAATCGTATCCCAGTTATTTTTAATAGTATCTCTAATAGGACCGATGAAAGATTCTACAGTATCTTTTATCCATTGCCATGCATCACGTAGTATATTTTTTATACCTTCCCAAACGGAAGATGTGAATTCGGTTATTGCGTTCCAGTTTTCTGTTACAATTCCGATTAAAATATCTTTATATTCATTGAATGTGGAAGAAATAGCATCCCACGCTTCTTTTATATAACCTTTAATCCATTCCCAAAATGCAAGTACAGGCTCTTTTATTAATTCCCATCCTAAAATGAATGCTGTTAATAATAATTGAAGTGGGAATGTCAGTATTCCAAAAAGGATATCCCAAGCGGTTTGTGCGATTTCTTTTAATCCTTCCCAAAAGGCAGAAAACCCTTCTTTAACACCTTCCCAAGCATCAGAACAAACTTGAGTAAATTCGTCCCAAATACCAGAGAACCAGTCACTTATTCCTGTCCACAGTGATTTTGCTATCTCGCCAAACTGAGTCCAAAAATCAGACCAGCCAGTTTTGAATTCTTCCCATTTCCCACTGAAATAATCAACTACAGATTGCCATCCTTCAGATACAGTTTTACTTAAAGAATCCCAACCTTCTGATGCTCCTTCAGAAATTCCATCCCATAATTCAGACATCCAATTTGTGAAGTCATTCCACTTTTCTTTTAACCAGTCAGTTATGCCGCCCCAATTATTGAATATCGCGATTACAGCCACTACAATAGCAATAATTCCTGCTATCGCCGCGACTACAGCTGCTACAGGAGCTCCTACGAATGCTGCAATTGCTGTAACGACAGTTCCGATAATACTTGCAAAACTACCTATCCAACCAACTACAGTTGTCACAACACCTATTATCGAACCGATACCGGATATTAACGGGCCAATTATCAATAACAATGGACCGAGAGCTGCCATTAAAGCTATTACTATACCGATAACTTTTTGAGTTTCTGGTGATAAACCGTTGAAAGCATCAGTTAAAGTTTCAATTCCATCCTTGATTGAAGGTAATACCTGTTCAGCAATTTCTAAGAAAACTTTACCTAAAGGTTCTAAGGCTTTTTGTAATTCTCTAAAAAGTGACTGTGCTCTTTGACCAAAAGCTTCTTCTTGGATCATTATTACTTCAGACATTGCGCCTTTTGTATTTTGAAATTCACTGTTAACTTCAGTCAGACCATAAACACCTTGATTTCCGAGATCTTCGAATTTTGTTCCGAATATACCTACCCCGATTTGAGTTGCTTTGACTTGATCATCCATTCCTTTTAGTTCACCAATAACAGCTTTGAATACATCGGCTGCAGGACGTTTTCCCGCTTCAAACTCTTTCCATAAGTTTTGTGTTTCTTGTGACATTCCGCCGAAAGCATCAGATACACCCTTAGAACCATCTTGAACACGGATGCCGAATTCTTTAACTAAATCGTTGACGTAATCTAAATTGTAAGCTCCAGCATCTAATCCGTTTTTTAATATGTTTAACATTTCACCTGAAGTAAAACCGGCTTGTTTAAATAATGGTGTGTATTCAGCTAAGTTATCTGTAAATTCACCAGATTTATCAAGACCAGACTGCAATCCAGCCGTGATAACATCAAGAGCCTCCGCGCCATCCATACCATATTGAGTCATTAATGCAGAAGCGCCACGAGTCGTTTCACTCAAATCCACATCAAACGTTTTAGAAAGAGCCATAACACCTTCAGTAACGTTTTGTAGTTCTTCAAGAGGAACATCTTTCATGTTTTGCCATACTTTCATGACAGCGTTATCTACTTCTCGTAAATTTTCACCCCAGCCATGCAAGAACACATCTTCAGCTACTTTACCCACATTCTCTGCACCTTTAGCGGTTAAGCCTAATGATGCCTGGATTTGTTTTGTTGAAGTATCAAAATCACTAGCCCACTTACCTGTTACACCCATAACACCAGCCAAGGCAGGAGTTACAGTGCTAGTTAAGTTAGAACCAATTTCTTTTGTTTTATTGCCTAATTCATTTAATTTAGTAGCTGTTTTATCTGCTACATTTGCTTGTTCTCTTAATGATGAACTAGTTTGTTCGACTTCATTTTTTAAATGCATTTCAGCGGTTCTAGCTTCATTTAACTTTGTTTCTAATTTGTTAACTTCAGCAGAGTTAGCACCATATGCACTTTTAGCAGCTTCCAATTGTTGTTCAAGATTCTTGACAGATCGCGCGGACATTTCCAATTTTTCTTGTAAATGTCTTTGCTGCATTTCTAACTTTTCAGATTCGGAAATACTGTTACCAAGCGCTACTTTTTCCTGTTCTAAAGCAGATTTCAATTTATTAGTTTCTGTTACTAATTTCGCTTCAGCTTGTTGTAATTCACTTAACTTTTGCTTTGACTTTGTAGATTCACTATTTCGTTCTGCTTCAGCTTGCTTAGCTCGATCTAACGCTTGTGTTGTCAATTGAATCTTATTTGACATTTCAGCTTCAGCAATTTGAGCTTTTCTCATCGCTTCTTCGAGTTTTTTTACTTCTGTAGAGTTTTCTCCCCACACTTGCTTCGCTCTTTGTAATTGTTGAGCCGTTTCTTGTGTCTTTCTTTTAGCTAGTTCGTATTGTTTCTCAAGTGTGGATAGAGAAGATGCGTGTTTATTGACTTCTGATCCAGTTAACTTCATTTGTGTTTGTGTCAACTTTAATTCTTGATTCAAAGCTCTATTTTCGCGGTTTATATCGTTAATATTCTTTTTATAATCCGCTGTATCAGCCCTAAACTTTATTACCGTTTCCTTTGAAGGAGTAGCCATTTATTTTCCACTCTCCTTTTCCTGGATATAGGCTTTCCATCCTTCGTAAGCACTTTTGTTTTCCGCTATTCTTTGAACGTCACGTAGCGGCAAATGCCAGAAAGTTTTTTCCGAGATTTCAAAAATAAATACGTATAGACTGTATAGGTCTACGACGCACTCAATTTCGAATTTCGGAAGTGCTAAGCCTTTTTTTTCGCTTTATCCTGGAAACCTTGCGCCATTTTGTTTTTATTTTTCTGTTTACCTAATACAGTCCCGAAAATTTCAAGTGCTTCTGTCATATCGACTTCATACTGTTTCATGAATGATTCAAAATCTAAAAAGTCTGTTCCGTTAGCTTGACGATAAGCTGCATAAACAACGCGGATAGAATCCAATAAATCCATACTTCTTTCGTTACCCGTGCTTAATAATGTGCTTAGAAACGATTTGCTAATGATTTTCTCTTTTTCTAAATTAAAAAGTGTCCAAGCTGTCAAGTTGGCGTTTACGTTAACTTCCTTTTCTTCTCTTGTTTCCGGGTTTACTAATGTGATAGTTTCCAACATATTAATCTCTCCTTTTAGACAAAATTAAAGAGCGCTAACTAGAGCGCCCTAAGTATTTTCATATTTTTGATTATGGAGTAACCGTCTTTTGTAGTTCAGCAGGATCGAACTTAGTTAACCAGTTCGTTTGAACGTCTGCTGGTAAGTTAATACCCTCGTAATAGAACTTTCCATAAGCATCTGGTAAAGCTGTAATTTCTAATTCGAATTCAGCTAATTCATCCGCTCCGTTTTCGATACTTTTAACGAAACCTGAAGCAGAAGAGCAGTTCGGGAATGCAATTAAGCGTTTATTTTCTTCAAAAATATCGTTCTCTTCAGCTACGAAAGCAAAGTCTTTCCCCACACTTTCAATGCCGTAAGAGTAAACGTCATCAATTAAACCTTCGTTTGTGATTCCGAAAATATCACGAGCAACTTTCAATTTCATGTGGCCACTAATTTTTACAATCAATTTTGTTGGCTTAGATTTTTTCTTTTGCGTAACGCCGCCGCATTTCTTTTCGATTGATTTAATTTCCGTTTCTGCATCTAATTTACCAACACATCCGAACGGATCAGTAACTGGTGCACCTTTAAATAATACACTTGCGTTATTAATCTCGACGGCATCAAACACGTCAATAGTAGTTGTAGGCATTTAATTTCCTCCTAATGTCTTATTAATTTCTTCTATCAAGGCCTTATTAAGCTCTTCAACAGATTTGTTTGTTTCTCTATCCACACCGTGCGCCATGAAATCTTCAGGCTTGTTCCCCTTACTTTTACCAACACCCAAATCAGGAAACACTAGATAAGCGTATTTGACTTTAGGTTTTAAGGTTAAAGTTAGGTTTTCTTTTAAAGTTCCTTGAATAGACTTAGATAGTTTGGCATGTGGTTTCTTTCTATCTGAAATAGGGATTAATCCCAGGATAGACTTCTGCATAATAGGTGATATCTTCTTTTTTAACTCTTCATTAATAATCTTTTCTGCAACGTTCGGTAATCGCTCAATATTTCTTTGATACGCTTCAAATTGCGCCGAATCAACGCTAAACTTAGCAGACAATTTTGATGTTCCTTGTCAATTCAAATGTTAGTACATCCACAAAGAATTCAGTATCTTTCTTTTTCATTCTGTCTTTGAGCGATTTATTGCAAGTATGGCCAGTTTTAGCAAGGCTTCCCATGAATTCTAATTGCATAATGTCCAAGTCTTCTCTATTTTCCGAGAAGAAATAAACAGTAACTTCTTGGATGTAATTTGTAGCACCTGTCCTTTCGAATCCGCCAGTCTCAAACACCACATGATTAATTGTGGATAGATTAGCTTCATCTTCTTGTACAATGTCCTGGTAAACTTGAGCGCCACTGAAGAATGATTCTAAGTGCTCAACCAATTTAAGATTGTACTTTTCAATAAGTTCATTCAGTGTCATCAAGACCACCAACCTTTTGTAAATATAAATACATACTGTTTTTAAAACGATCAGCTTTAATGACGCTGTAAGAAACGCCACGCAATTTGAGAGTTAGGTTGTCCACATCTTTTCTCTTAAATAGAGGAGCATACAACGTTTCAATTTTCATATCTAACTGTTTCCCCATGCTTTTAACAAGTTGAATATCATCTTCCCGACAAGAAAGTTCCGAGAATTTCAGCTTCATAATCTCGACATAATCATGTCCGATTACTTTTTTAGTAGCATTTCGAATTGATTTTCTCTCCATGACACTTACAAACCCGTCATTGTAAGTTTTTCTATGCCGTTCGATTGCCATTACACTTCCCTCTCTTTTAAGGCAGCGTGTAAAATCAACCTTGAAAGTGGTTGTTCAAAGTTAGTTTCAAATTGATCTAAAGCGTTGTTATATTCATATCTAATGCGGTTTATAACTAACTCACGTGCGGATAAGTTGACCTTCAGATCAAGTTCAACGCCTACTAAATCATTAATATAGTAAACAGAACGATCTATCAGCTTTACGATGTTACTGTCTTCCTCATCCCACGTAATCGCTAGTGCTTCTTTCACATCATCAAGCAAATCAAAAGGTGACACTAAGGCCACCTTCAATTGATTTTCTTCCATTAAGGATCACTCCTTATTCTCCTGCTGGTGGTTTTACCGTATTAGGATCAACTAAACCAGTAATATCGTAAACTAGGAATGAATCATTGCGATCAGCACGACCGTTAGCGTACATTTTAGCGATGTATAAATCTTCATCCTCGATAGCACGAGTTTGGTCGTACACATCTAAACGTTGTGCTCCGCCTAATCCTAAGAAGTAATCCTTCGCCATACCTACAACCATTTTTCCTTTTGGAACAGCATTAGATTTAACGAATGAACCTGGAATCGGAAGGACATTGTAAGCATACGTTCCATCAGCATTAGGACGTGTAGTGTAACCGTAAACTCTAGCCCAGTAATCAACTGGATTCACAATTAGCATTACATCTTCCGGATTCCGTTTACCGTCACGAGTTAAAAGAGCCATGATATTTCCTAATGTATAAGGAGAAAGGTCTTTTAGAGTTCCAGTTACAGCCTTATCAGCATTTTCACCGTTAGTAACATTTAATAAATCTTTCATCATACCGATAGGTTGATCTTTACCAGTACCACGAACAATCGCTACTTCTAAAGCGATTTTTAATGATTCGACCAATACAGTACGAACATAACGGTCTAACCACACTGGACCTAAATCAAGCATTGCCTTACATACAGGCATGAAAGCGGATAGTTTGTATTGGCTGATGTTAATTGTTTCGAAACCTTCATCTAAAAGTTCTTTATGTGCAGCGCATAATTTGCCCCAGAAAGCTGTTTGCACGTCACCCTTTTTAAGAATCCATTCAGTTAAAGCTCCTACGTTAACAAAGTTGATTTTAGATAGTAATTCGTGAGAACCAACTAAATCTTCGAATACTCGTTCAATAACAGTTGGTGGCACTAATGCTTCAGTACCTGCAAAAGAGTTGCCAGCAATTACTTGGTTGTAATATTTTGTTTCTTGGCTAGTTAAAGCTCGTCCACCACGTGCAGCTAGGATAGCTTGGTCACTAGATTGAACGTTTGCTTGTGCTAAAATTTCATTTTGAATACCTTGTGCGAATTGTACTAAAGCGTTGTCTACCTGCTCAGGTGTTCCGCTTGCTAAAACCTCGCTTAAATTTTGACGATTGTCAATTTTAGTTTCTAAATCTTTACCCATTGTAAAGTACCTCCTATAGTTTGATAGATTTTAATAATGAAGCCATAAACTGTTCTGTTTTTTCAGCGTTTTGAATACGTTTGTCACCTTCGTTTTCGATAGGTGCTTCTTCTTCATGTTCTTCAATAACTGGTTCTTCGCTGTCCACACTTTCTATTGAATCTACAATTTCATCACAGAAACCATAAGATTTAGCTGTTTCAGCAGTCATGTACGTTTCGTTGTCTAACAATGCTTCTAATTCGTGGAATTCACCGTTAAAACGGTTTCTATAAGATTGAATCAATGCATCGTCAACATCGCGTAACATTTTTGCTTGCTTTTCTAATGAATCAGCATTACCGTACGCATAAGTTGAAGCCCTATGAACCATCATTGTTGTATTAGATGGCATGATAATTTTGTCAGCCCCCATTGCGATTAAAGAAGCAGCAGAAGCAGCTAATCCATCGACTACAGCTGTAACAGAAGCCTTATGACTTCTTAGGTAATTGCAGATTGCTATACCCTCAAATGCGTCACCGCCGCCTGAATGAATGTGTAATTCAATCTCGTCAGCATCAATGTTATCGAACATTTCGCGAGTCTTTTTAGCGTTAATATCACCCCACCAACCAGCGCCAACGGTTCCATGCATATAAGCGACTACTTTTTTACTGTTCTCCTGATTCTCCATCATTAGAAACTTCGGTTGGATCTTTTCCATTTCCATCATTTTCACCCCCTTCCATAGTTCCGCTTATCCTTGCTCTCTCATAGTTCTTAGTAACATAACGCTCATCAGCCCACTCTTCATTTATTTGCTCTTTTCCTAATCGTTCTAACACATCGTTTATGCTCATGCCGCCGACTGCAAATAACTTATCAACGGAATTAGCGAACTTAGTAAGATCAAACAATTTGAAGTTGTCCATGCTGAATTTGACGTATGTTTTATTCAAATATTCGTCCCGTGTAAACATTTTTTTGTTGTATTCATTTACAATCATTTCACCGATAGGACGAACCGCGAAAAGTATGAAATTGTCAAGATCACCTTGTTGTTCTTTCGAGCCTGGATCCGGTATTCCACTTAATAATGATGGCGGAATGTGGAAAGCAGAAGCCACGAAATCTAGCATATCTTTAGCAAGATTTTTAATGTCTCTAGTATCTAGATTGCGAGGATCTTTACTTTGATCTTCCATTATTACGTTGTCAGGAAGGAAAAGAACTGATGCTAACTTCTCAGGATCCATATAATCTTTCATTTTTTCTTCAAACAGTTCTTGAGCAGCTTTACCATCTTTATCTGTTAAAGAATTCATGAATCGTCCCTTAAATAGATATCTTTTTCTTCCATTTCCACGATAGTCAGACATTGCTTTCGCTAGTAATAACCCATACGAGTTATAAAGACTGTCAATAACACTATTTATCGACTCTTCAGAAAGCTTTAAATATAGAACGTCTCGTTCTTTAAATTCTTTAGTCAAAAGTTGATTGTTAGTCGAAACATTTTTGTAAACATACTCATTAAAACCATTCGTAGTTTCACGATGAAACGATTCAGCTATCCACAACTCTTCACCAATAGGTAAAATTAACGCTTCATTTTCATAAATTAACTGATGGACAACCTTACACCAAAACTCATGAGCATTTTCATTCTTATTTGGCGATACATTTAGTTGATAGTAATTTAAATACCGTTTTAACTTGCCATCTCTATAAGATTCAAAGTCACAAGCTACTAAACTACGAGCGATTAAATCAATAGCAGCGTTAACATACAGTTTTTTATAAGCAATTTCAGCTTTAAGTGTCATTACGCTACAATCAACATCTGGAGTCGTCCCATTATCACTTGTACCTAAAACAAAATTAAAAAGATTACGAATACCCATTTTTTCACCCCCTTTCTTAGAATGACCATACTTGCATATCGTTTAAATCGACTGCATAGTCTTCAAGATCACCGTCGAAATTGAGGGCGTGTGTGAATGCAAAAAACCCGTCAGTTTTTCTTTTGACAGGGTCGATTTTTTTATATTCTTTTGAGCCGTTGCCTAATTCGTCCACATAAATATTCCCACAATACCACCGCATAACAGGATCATCGTGGAAAACAATATTATGATTGATGAATAGATGTTGGATTAATGGGTCTAACATCGCGTGGATATACGGGCCGCGTCGCACTACCTCAACTCTTTCATTAAAACCAGCTTCTTCTAATAAAGGTTTTAAAACTACAGAACGGAATTTATCAATCGCGATACGCTTAATGTCGTATGTTTTCGCTTTTTCTAAAAACCAATTGATAACACGTTTGGGCTCGATTTCTTTATCGCGGACGATGGTGAAGAGTCCTTTTTCCACACCAATATCGATAATATCTTGATTAATATCCTGCATTTTTAAAGCTTCGTGCCATATAAATGTGTGGTGAATCCAATAGCGCTTCCCTTCTCGTTTAAATAGCAAGCCGACGCTGCAGAAGTCACGTAATTCTGCGTAATCCACACCGCCAATACATTCATATTTGTGTAAATCATCAGGTAAAGGTTGATCTGTTGCTAGAATATCCTCATAAGTAGCAATTTTATGCTGAAACAGCTGTTTAGGAATGTTCATACGCTTTGTCATGAATTCAACATACATTGGAATGTTTGTCTGACAATCGGCCCATTCTTCTTTCATCGTTTCGAATAATTCCGTGTTATCTCTAAGAGAAGGATTAGCTTTTTCCCAATTTGCAATATCTTCAACTTCTTCTTCAGAATCTAATTTGCAGATGAAGGGGAAAATCTTACTCTTCTCAACTTCACCACTTAGAATCATGCGTGCTTTTTCTTTGTAGTCGTCTAAAACTCCACCACGAACATATCCATCGGTAGTTAAATAGAATGTTCGACCGTCTTTTACTTTTCCTAAAGCCGAACGAAATACTTTAATTGACTTATAATCTTCATATTCATGAATTTCATCGAACCAAACTGAACCAGGGCGACGACCGTCTTTTGTTCTAGCGTTAGAAGTATTGAAATTCATATGAGATTTATTTGTTTTATGTTGAATAAGTACCTTTGTAGCATTGAAAGATTTCTTTAAAACTTTATTTTTAGGGTTTTCTATTACATCTTTTACGTCATTAAATGTAGTCTTCGCTTGTTCTTCTGATGTTGCGACCCATTCAATATGATAACGATCAATACCGAATTGTTTAGATAACATATAAAAGTTTAAATATCCAGCATATCCGTTTTTCCCGCCGCCACGACCCATTAATATTAATATTTGGTTCCACACTAGACGATTGCTGTCTTTGTACCTAACGCCGAATACACAAGCATTAACAAAACGTTGCCATGCGAATAATTCGAATGGAAAATATTTAGCTGGGATATTAACGCTATCTTCAATCGCTTGAACATCAACATAAACATTTGGATCATCTAAAGTTTTTCGAACTAAGGCCATTAATTGTTTTTGTTCATTACAAGAACGGATAGATCCGCTTTCCACAGCATGCATGTACTCACTAATGAAAGGATGATATTTATAAGGAAGATTAGACTTCTGCATCATCGTCGTCCACCTCTTCACTTACCGCTTTAAGTCCAAGTTCATTAAGAATCTTTAACATTTGCGTATTAGTCTTATTCAACTCGTTAATGCTATCGTTTTTCTTCATAAATCCATTAGCACCTAAAACTGAAACACCTCGATCTTTCACATCAGCTATCAATTTATTTTTTATATCCCAAAATGACATATAGTCTTCTACTAAATCCATAAAATGAGCGTGTATGATACCGTTTGTGCCAAGTTGTTCATATAAATCATCTCTTATTTTATTTCTAAGCGTTTTTTCTCTGCTCTTTTGAAGCTTTGCAACCTTTTCCGAAACATTTTTTAGACCTTTTTCACTTATCATGTCTTCCCAATATCGGCTACGCCATGATTTAACAGTGCTAACAGATACGCTATATTTATCCGCAATATCCTTGTATTTAACGCCTTCTAAGAAATCTTTGAACGCTAATTCATATTTACTTTGTTTTCCGCTCACAATATCATCACCCCGCTTTTTTATTAGATTTTTTCGAAGATTAATTTTAAAAACATTACTTAAAAGAAGGAAAATAATCGTGTATATTTTTACTTAGCAGGAAACAGTAGCAACTACATACTGATCACAAATTCATATCAAAAATTTTCACCATCCAAGTGAAGGGATGGTATTTTTTCTGTCTCACGCGCGAAAAGCAAAAAATAAAAAGACAAATCTCCCCCCCGCGTTGCTCGGTCCCCCAGCGAAAATTTTTCTAAAATTTACCCGGGGGGTGTCTCAGGGAATTTGTCTTGAATTATTTTATAGCTAAACCAAAGAATAACTCAGCATATTCAATAACAATGTGAGCTTCTGTTAAATTCATATTTAAATAATGTTCTAACCAATGTTCCCGTAAACTTTTCTTTACTGTTTCAAGTGTAGTCTTCTCACATGCTCTTGGATTACATATGTGACGTATTTGTTTGTATGTTGTGTAGATATCCTTTTGAAATCGTTTATATATAGCAGCATGTAGATTACTGTGATCAGAATCATCAGCATCTGTAAGACTCTTCATCATCTCTAAGTCATACGTGTTACCTTGTATCGTTAGGCTGTCCACACTTACCACCTCTCTCGTATATTAATATTTAAGCCCTATTACTGGCTTAGATTTTCTTCTTAATAAGAGCCCTATAAATAAAAATACTTGGACGTCTCAAGATATTTCTAGATAATGATTTTAGGATCATTTGGGACAATTCTTTCACCTCCTGTGGATTTACCACATTTGAAGAGTGTTTCTCAGTGAACGCGCGGGACTCCTTACTCGCAGGCTGAGCAGCCTGACCCTCGAACCTAGATGATAGTAGCTCTAGGGCGGCTTTCGATTCAGGACTAGCTCTCATACACGAGGTTGTTGGTCGGCGTACACACTAGAGATATCTCGAGACGTCCAAGAAATGATTCTAATATAGAAGGGGGGTCTCTTACATGAGATTATTTGTTGGTTTAGATGTAAGTTCGTTTGATATGAAAGTTTGCTTTTTAAATGGTGACGGAGAAAAACTGGATTCTTTTTCGGTCAGTAATGACCTACCAGGAGCTACTACACTCAAAGAAAAATTATTACAGTGTATTGCGGGTAAAGAGGTCGACATCCTTAAGATTGGTCTAGAATCCACCTCTGTTTACAGCTTTCATCCTTCTATGTTTCTTCACCATGATATAGATTTACAGCGTTTGGGAGCAAAAGTATTTCTCCTAAACCCAAAACAAGTCGCAAATTTTAAGAAAAGCTATTCTGACATGAATAAAACCGATGAGATTGATGCCTTTGTCATTGCTGATTACTTACGATTTGGCCGTAATCAAATGTCTATCGTAAAAGAAAGTCAGTACGTGGCACTGCAGCAATTAACAAGATCACGATACCAACTTGTCAAAATGTTAACGAAAGAAAAACAACACTTTCTTCAACACCTAAGTTTTAAATGTAATACATTTTCACAAGAGGTGGATACTTCCGTATTTGGTAGCGCCATGACAGAACTATTTCTTGAAAAATTCAGCTTAGAGGAACTCGCTAATATGCCTTTAGAAGAACTCGCTGAGTTCCTACAGGAAAAAAGTCGAAACCGTTTTGGTGATCCAAAATGCGTAGCAGCATCCATTCAAAAAGCTGTGAAAGCTTCTTATCGCTTGGATAAGGTTGTAGAAGATTCAATAGATGTCATCTTAGGTACATCCATCGCAGTCATTCGTACGTTTCAACAACAAATCAAGGAATTAGAAAAGTCTATTAAAAAAATCATGGCTGGTTTGACCCAAACACTTGAATCTATTCCTGGAGTAGGTCCTGTTTTCGCTGCCGGTATCATTGCTGAAATTGGCCAAATCGAAAGATTTGACGATGAAACAAAAATAGCCAAATACGCTGGATTATACTGGCGAAAGCACCAATCCGGTCGTTTTACAGCCGAAGATACTTCATTATCCCGTACAGGTAATCATTACTTGCGTTATTACTTAGTTGAAGCCGCCAATTCAGTAAGAAAGCATGTATCAGATTATCAAGAGTATTACGTGAAAAAATATAATGAAGTACCAAAACATCAACACAAACGTGCACTCGTTCTAACCGCAAGAAAATTTGTGCGATTGGTGGATGCGCTACTACGTAGCCACCAACTTTTTACGCCAGGAAGGTGTGTGAAAGAATGACATAAATTTTTGTCATCGCTACCTTTCATTATTTTCCAGTAAATTACATTCGTTACTGGTTTAGTTTCGTGATGCCTTTTTTAAACAAATTGACCTTTGACAACTTTAAACTTTGTTATTTCTCAGTTGACATACTACCGCAGGTCTTCATCTACAATCATTACCTTTCGCTAGCTATTACACATTGCAATCTATAACCTTCTAACTCCCAAATCTTATTCTTAATTCGTTCCTTGCATATCTCAGCACCAATCCCTACATCATAATTAACAGGATCAACACAAGCACTCGATTCAGTTAAAATAAATCCATTTGGTAATTTAGCAACTACCACTGTGCATTTACCGTGAAACTCTTCAACCGTCCAATGTGTTTTTTCTAAGATACTATTAATATCGTCTTGAGTAATTTTATTTTTCATAACTACCATCTCTCCTCATCTATTATTGTGCAGCGCTTCTTCACTATGTTCTTCTCTTTGTTATGTTCTTTGTTATGGCATTGAATACATAATGTTTCTAGGTTACTTAGAACATAAGCTAAGTCTGGTCTGTCACGTAACTCCTTGATGTGATGGACGTTCCTACCTTTGCTATACTTACCTTTTCGCTTGCACTCCTGACATTCGCTGTTGTCTCGCTCTAATGCCTTAATCCTAATGTTTCTTCTCCAATAAGGATGCTTATAGAACTTAATGATATTATCTTGCTCATATAGTTTATTGATTTCTTGTATTGTTAGAGGTTGCATTATCTATCCTCACCTCGTTTAATCTAGATTTATCAATCACCCATGTCTTACCGATCTTCTTTGCCGCAACCTTTCCTTGAGCGCATAAGTTCTTAACATGACCAGGTGATAGATTGAGGAGAAGTGCAGCTTTGTTTACACCAATTACATTGCATAGGTTGCTACCCATCTATCCTCACCCCTTACCATTCTCCTAATAACTCACGTAACTTTGGGTGTTTGTATTGGTACCACTTGTATCCCATATCATAATAAAGATGAATCATTTTAAATGCTTCAGTCATCGTCATACCATGAATATCCTTCATTGCGTTATAAACTTTATGGATATCGTTCTTTCGTATACTCTCACGCCAATTAACTAATGTGTTGATTAAGTAATGTCTAGTCATTGACTTCACTAGGCTTTTTAAATAACTCTTCAATACCCTCTGTTAATAAGTACTGTTCCGTTTCCTTTGGTAAAACAATATCCGAAGGAATTCTTTCTGTTTTTATAGCGTCAATTAGAAAATCTTCCACCATACTCGAACCCTCACAACAGAACATTCCTGCCATTAGCTTAATGTCATGTTTCTTATCACTTATTAAACGAGCAAGTTTTACAAGTTCTTTATAAATCTCTTTCTTTTTATTATTAATAATGGTTTGTTCAATCGTTCCTAATTTCTCTTCTTTCTTTTCTAATGGTGCAAATGGCATCGGTCTTGTCGGTCCTCCACATCTAACGCATTTCAATCCGTCAACATATTTAGAAATAACGACCGTTCTACAATTATTATCCATACATTCAACCATATCTTTAAATTTCATCCTTCATCCTCCTCCAAAATAAAAAAGCACCCGAATGGATGCTTTTTTTATCATTTGTTTATTTACTTTTCGATTACGGTATGTGAAGTTTTATTCTTCTTTCAGCTAACAACCACGACAGACGCCATCGGAAAACTTATCAGGTTCTCCTAATTCTGTCTACCTAGGATGTTGTTAGCTCAAAGAAGAGCAAAAGCTCTCCCTAATAACGGTAACATTCAATCATCACCATCTGCTGGTTTCGGATTTTATGTGCCATCATTATGAAACCATTTAGACAACATATAGATTATAAAGGAACATTGTGAGTTGTGTTTTCCGCCACTTCTCACAATACAAATATATCACGTTAATTCCAAAACAACCGGCACATTTCCTGCCAAAAAGCGGTCACAACTCTGCCACTTATTTTTATCTATATTCGAAATTACTCTTTGCAACTGTTTTACCCCAATTATTAGTTTTTGGCAACTGTTCTCTTACCGCCCTCTTTCTCTAATGAGTTACCCATATCTTATATTGTGTGTAACTGACCCCTTCGCCAAATCCCTTGCTATCATTGATTTCATTCTACTTTCTCTTTTGAGTTACACAGTACGAAATTTATGAGTAACTATATAGATTTAAAAAGAAAAAGCAATGCTTAGATTTTAAATCTAGTCATTGCTTTATCCATTGCATCTTGGTTTACACCTATATAACGTAACGTGACCTTCTCTGACGAATGATTGAATATCTCCATAAGTAATGCTATGTTTTTCGTTTGCATGTACATATGATACCCGTACGTCTTTCTCAGTGTATGTGTTCCTATTTCGTCTAATCCAAACTCTGCCGCTGCTCCACTTAATATCTTATATGCCATGCTACGACCAATCGGACGATTCTTCCCTTGTCTACTTTGTAATAAATACTCATTATCTTCTCTTTCTTCAATAAACCATTTAAGTTCTCTTTTCAATGCTGCAGTAATTTGTATTCGTTTCTGTTTCCCGGTTTTCTTTTCTCTCATAGATATATGACTACCTTTGACATCTCCTACCTTCAATTTCAAAATATCCGATATTCTCAAGCCTGTATTGATTCCCATAATGAAGAGAATGTAATTACGTAAGCTCTTTTCTTTAAAATACTCTTTTAGCTGCTGTATTTCTTCTGGATCACGTATTGGCTGAACAAAATTCATTATTCATTACCTCCAGTCTCTTCTGTCTCGTAAACTTCTAATCCAAGTGCAAAAGCAAGCTTATAAAATGCTTTAGACTTCCAACGTCGATAAGTACGCTCTGACATCCCTATTTCGTTGTAAACCATGTAATCACATACGTCCTCTTCTTCTAAATAACGTTTATAAATAATATCTCTTTGAATGTTTCCTGCACGTCCGTTCCCTAATCGATTTAGAAACTGATCAATACGTACTGACATTCTTTCAAGCCACTCTTCTCGTTTACTTTGTTGAATATTTGCCATAGCGACATCTTCTAATGGTTTTCCAACTGTATGTGTAGGACCATGCTCACGTACTTCATAAGAAGGAGTGACTTTCATTTCTTTACGCATCATCCCAAATTGTCTATGTATACGTACGCTTTCCAACACACCTTCTAATTCCTCTTGTGTTGCCGTTCTGTCAATTTTTGGTAAGAAAGATAATTGTTTAGTCATGTAAGACCACTCCTTTTTATTTTTAGATTACTTTTGTCTGATTGCTCCACGTCTTCGTTCATAACAAGGTCTATGCATGCCCATTAAATCTTCAATATCACGAGTGCTAAATTTCTCTTTTCGTTTTTTCTTCTTTTTCTTCTTTGTTTTATTTGATTGCTTTTTCCATTCACGTAATTGATCTTTTAGTGCTTTCATTTCCCCATCTCCCTTTTCAAAATAAAAAGGACACCTATCCCTAAAACAGCTTTTATTGCCGCTTTAATGAATTGGTGTCCTCTAGTTTTCTAGCCGGACTATATTCTGTTTGCTTTCACTTTAAAAAGATCATTTTATAAAATTTTCAGTTCCATACTTGTACTTGCCCCCACAACTCTTCGACCAATTATTTCAAATAAAACAGCCTCTACATCATCGACTAGAATTTCTTTCATATAGCCTTTTAATGGCAGTTCAGATACTGATATAGGATATGGAATATCTAAGCCTAACTCCTTTGCTAAAAGAGATACAGCTCTAACTCTATCTTTAGATGCGCATACAATATATAAGTTATTTGCACTCGCTTTTTTAATTAAAGTTGTTGTCTTACCGCACACTCTTCTTCCGCCAACCATCATAATTAAACACCACTTTCTATTAAAAGGATTATTTTATTGAGTTTTTCCCTTCGTAAATATTACCGATCACTTCAAAATTACGACTTACAAATTGATACCATTCAGAACCATCTTCATTTGTTGTTACTGCAATAAACTGGCATCTCTTTTCTTCCCAAACGACCTTATATTCTTCTCCGAAAGCATTCTTTACGATATCTCCCTCGTAAATTTCATTCCCTTGTAGATCCCTCACTCCTGTATATTGCATGATTGGATATTTACCATTTAATCCATCCATTAAATAAGATGACTTTTTAACATAATCCCACTCCACAATTTCACCACTCGCGACACCATCTTCAACCTCTTGTAAATCTTGTGGTATTACCTTATCCCACACACGAAACTTAATTTCTTTCATTTCCCTCTACCTCCATATTTTTCTCAATATATCCTAACAACATATCTTCCAATTCCATTACACATGAATTAAATTGTTCTGGGTCATCACTATTCATGGTTTTCACCCATTTAATTATTTCTTTTTTTAATATTTGTTCTTTAGTCATTTCTCTCTGCCCCCTGAATAAAACTCAATATTCCGTTAATACTGTAGATGGAGGAATTTTTATATACCCATTAATTCCTTCCTTTCTTTAAGGGTTGAGCAGTTAGCCTTTGCTAGCTGCTCTTTGTTTTTCTTCCTGTCTCTTTAGGAAATTTTTCGCTTTCTTAATAGCCTCTGCTCTTGTTTGACCTTCAGCTATACCTTTTAATCCAGCGTCATCCTTAATGCACAACATCTTTTTCTTGCCATTATCCATAACAACCTCAACATGCGAATAATAAGCACTGTGTAATGTATCGTCTTCAAGAAGAAAACTCATAAATTCCGCACCGACTTTTCCTGTAAACTCTTTAACCTTACACATATCCATTCCTCCTCGAATAAATTTCTAAATCTTGTCCATACTATAAATGCACTTGAGTTCTGAACTTCCTTCTTAATGCTTTTCTGGAGAGCAGTTAGCTTTTGCTAGCTGCTCTTTTATGCTAGTGATGAATCAATTAGTAACGTTGTATTTTCGCTTGAATGAAAATCGCAAGCCGCTTCAAAATAATGTTTCCCACCGTATTTTATTGTCGCATTTATATACATTCCAAAAGCTACATCCTTTTTAAGCTCTTCCGCCTTACCTTCTGCCATAACCTCAGATATTGAGTTACCACCGACTTCAGTTTGGTAAATTTCATATGCCTTTTTCTCGCTTTCCGCTGCAACTAATGCCCAATATTCATGTTTATCAAACTCAAAGTATTTCATATCCATTCCCCTTTTCAACAAAATGAAATGTTTATTAATTATTTCTCAATAATCAATACATAGAAATCTCAATCCATTTTTGGTAATATATAGTTAATCTCTATATACTTAGTATATATGCCTGGCTTCATTAAAAGGACCCACCCCCTTAATGTGGGTCCTTCTCTTTAAATATTTCCTACTAAAATAAGAATTTTGTTACATTTTTTCTAATGCTTCATCAATCACTTGTTTAATTTTCTTTTTACTTACTCCGTTGTTAACGTCGTATTCAAAATTAAATCCACACTTACAAGTACGTTTGACTATATTGTCATCAACTTCTAATGTACCTTGACCATTACCAACAAATTGATTACCACAATTCGGACAGTCGTTAATAAGTGGCGATATTCTCAAAAAATCCATTGCGTTCATTTTTTATCTTCCTCCTTCTACCAAATAACTATTTTGTTTGATTTATGGCTTTGGTAGTACGTCAACCTTATAACAAGCGACTAACCTTATTCCGTTCAAATTATGCTTTGCCAAAACTTTATTACTTGTCTTCATGATTCTGACTGAATATACCCAATCACCAACAGTTGTTGGATCATGATATTTATTTATCACTTCAACAATATCCCCTTCTTGCAAAGGTGTTGCAACTTGGTTTATAACACCAACAAGCGTATTACTTTGATATAAATTTATTACTTGCACATTAACGCCCCTTTCCGACCAAATAACGCTTTTGTTTGAATTACAACCGACCGTGTTTCGTTAAGAATTTTGCTAATTCCTCTAAATACTCCTTAGCAAAATCTGATGGTTCTTCATTAATATGACTAAGGATTGAAGCCAAGTTGTGATATGCAGTTTCCGCTTCATCCAACTGCCCTTCTAAATAACCTTTTTTGTACTCTTTACTTTCCATCTTTCATTCCACCTTTACCGTTATTAAAGTGTTTTGGATCCTAACAAATGTTGGCCAACTTTTTTACCCTGTTTCTCAACAAAATTCAAATTTGGTTTTACTTTACATCTACACGTGCTTGACTTGCTTCTCGACTAAAACCATCTGGATATCTTTTAGCTAATTTTGCAATATTCATTTGAGCGATATCTTCTAAGGTATATCCCATTTCGTGAGACATAATCGAAATGTAGTACAAGATGTCTCCGAGCTCTAATGCGATTTTATGCGTATTCCCTTCTTCTTCTCCTGGACAATGAGCAGGATCAAATCCATGACCATGAAAAATAGCTTTTTTTACAATATCAGCAACCTCACCAGATTCTCCCGAAAGTCCTAATGCTGCATTTAATACACGTCCACCAAAATCCTGATTTGTATTCCATGTGCGTAATGCCGCTTCTTGATATTGATCTAATTCACAAATTTGATTGCGGTTCATTATGTCTTGACCTTCCTTTGATTTACTGATTAATTTAGTTACTTCCATAACACTGTTTGTCATTGCTTTCATTTTGATTTCCCCTTCCTATTTAGCAAATCCCTAGTCCTATCGGACGATTTTCAATTAAATACTTATCAGCTTGATCTATTACAAGAAGTGCAACTTCCGCTTGGTGTCTCCTTAACGCTTTTGCCATCTTTGGTAAGCTCATACCTTGACTCCACATTTCACGAAAACGAATTACATCTCTTTCATCCCAAATGAAGTTAGCTTCCTCTAAAGCAATGTAAATTTTTAATCTTGATTCCTTCATCGCTTCATGATTACTTGCTACGCTCATAAGCGAACCTACTTTCTAAAAATGATTATTTTATCTTTTCAGTAAACTTAGTATCCACACGATCAACTTTACCGTTTACCCAAACCGCAACTTGCTCGCCGAATCCACTCATTGGTGGATTAACTGCTGTGACATTTCCGTCCTTCACTATTAAAAGTTTATTGCTGCTAACATCAATTTCTATTTTTTTCATATGTCCCTCTCCCTTTTTACTACTGCATGTACTCGACAACATCAGGTTTAAATCCACTTCCTAAGTAAACCCGTACCGGAATTATTTCTTTTTTATCCCTTGCTGCCTTACATAACTCTTCTGCTGTATCCCAATTGAAAAACTTATCTACAGCTCTTTGAAATCTCCATATTGCCATTACATATTGTTCAAAGATGTCATAGCGATCATCTTGTTTAGTTGTGCGTGGTAACTCATCCGTACACTTTGCATTCTTTGGAACTTGGACGCGTACATCAGCGTATGTATTGCGTCCATTACCTCTTTTCACATTTGCCTTCATTACATCGAACTCACAAATTGCTGGCTCAACATCGAAAATATTCAATTGTTTAGCCATGTTCCTTCACACTCTTTTCAAGAGAGTGGAGTAACTCAAGTGCCCCTTCCTTACTCAAAAACATTCGGCCACCTAACAATTCGATGTTGGAATCAGATACTTTACCTGTTACAAAACATGACTTTTCTGGTTTTCTTAAAACGATGTTTTCCCCATCAACATGAAAGTCTAATGCTGTCCCTTCAGCAATACCTAAATTTCTACGTAACTCTACCGGAATTACTACACGTCCTAGCTCATCAACTTTTCTTACAACACCTGTGTTTTTCATAACTTTCTCCCCCTTGTTAACTTACTTTTTGTTGTTGGTTCCGTTTCAACTCTTGTTTCATTAATTCAAATTTGATTAACCATGTTTGCCAACGCTTATCGTTTTCTTCTTGCTGCTGTATTGCCAATTCACAATTACAACCGCTCGTTTCAATTACACCTGGATAAGTTTCTTTACGAATAATTCCTGTATCATGACATAATGCACACATGTTTATTCCTCCTTAGAAACCAATATCTAAATTTAAAATTCTTTTATCTGTCGTTGTTTTAAACACGATTGTTTCATCTTTTGATACTCCATTTAACAACCTACTCGCTAGTTTTGGATCATACTTTTGAAAAAGCTGTCTACTTGCTAAATTTGATGTAGTAATCGTTGTTTTATTTGCTCCTTGCCGTCCATTAGCAACACCGTAAAGTATTTTATGAACAAAATCGCTTGCTTCTCCGTTTCTATTCATAGAACCACTTTCAGCCCCTAAATCATCAATAACTAGAAAATCGGCTTCAACCATCAAGCTAATACAGTAATCCATCGTGTACTTCGACTCTTTATTCCGAAATGAGTCTTGTATTAAACGAATTAATTTTTCTATCTCTACAAATAAACAACTTTTCATTTCCTTAAATGCGTATTCATCATTAAGAGCTTCACCATCAGAGATTGTCCAATAATGTCTTACTAGTTCATATAACATCGCATAAGCTAAATGGCTTTTTCCTACACCTTGAATCCCTGCAATATAAACATTTAGGGTTTCACCTTTTTTGATACGCTCCAAAATCGCTATAGCTTTTTTCTTATTTGCTGTAGTTTCTGGGCAATCCGTTTCATATGATTCTAGCCTTGATTCTGTAATTGACTGATTTTCGATAACACTATGTTTAAAAAGAAGATTCTTCTGTCGTTCTCTATTGATCTTCTTGTAGTAATTGTTTGCTTGCTGAAATAGGATTGAATCCTGCTGTTCCACTTTGCATCTTGGGCAATAAATCGAACCATCATTTTTATCAATCATCATTCTTACAGGCTTTACAGTTACTTGTCCGCCTTTGCTAAATGTATGATTTTCGCAATATTCATCTGCAAATTCTAGTGCTGCTATCTTTTCAAATGATTTCTGCATTTTTTGCACTTCTGTTCACCTCGTTAAAATGGCATATTCCCCTTGAAACCTGGGATATCTATGTGATTACCGTATTGTTGTTGATTAGACTGAGGTTTACTAACCGTTTCATTCAAATAATTATCAAAATGTTTTTGAGCAAATAATGTACTTGGTCTCAAATATTGGTTAAGAGGTTTCCCTTCTCTATCAAACTCCCCAAGCCATTGTGATACCTTGTTATCAATGACGGTTTTAAAGTTTTCAACTGTATAACCTTCATTCCACCGAGCTCTAATTAACTTTCTGTGACTTTCTGCTTTATGGTTAAAATTCTTTTCAGCTTTTTCATTTAAGTATTCTAAGATTTCTTGATAAGGGATTGGTACCTTTGTATCTGATTCGCTAGAAGAAGATGTATTAATTATTTCTAATTCTTTTTCTTTATCTAATTCTTTTTCTTCTTCTATATCTGTTGCGTGACTTCGCGTGATTGTCTCGTGACTGTCACGTGACATCTCTAACTTAAGTTTTTCCCTCTGTTTTTGTTTGCGTAATCGATTTTGCTCACGGATTTTTTCTAATCCGTCAATATTTTGATGCTTTTCCCAATTCGAAATACAAATGTACTGATCATCTGTTATCTCAATCATTCCAAATTGTTGAAATGTTTGAAGCGCCAATCTTACTGTTGCAATTGGTCTATTAAATAGCGTTGCAAGCATTTCATCTGAGTAAGGAATATTTTTACTAAGAAAAATATAACCGCTCGCATTTGTCTTTCCAGCTTGTGCTAATAATCTAATCCATATAATTAGTAAGGTATCAGCTTCAGGCATGCTTTCGATTAAACGTATTTTTTCATCTTCAAACATACTAGTTGAAAGCTTTATCCATTTAACTTCTGACACTACAACTACCTCCTCGTACAAACTGCCACATATGCTTGTCCACTTTTGATAATCCGTTGAATTTCATAATGCGGATAACCAACTTTGAAATACTGTTCAATCATTTGTTTCAATTCATCTTTGCTTTTCGCTAAGCTCCAGAACTTATTGGGTAATAGCACTAGATATTCAATTAAATCCATGTACTATTTCCCTACTTTCCGTGATATACTTATAACAACTTGTTTTTTTCAAAGGACCCATTGCCGTGGGCCTTTTTATTTTGTTTCACATCACTCCAAGCCCATTGTTTTATTGGCTCATAAGTGATGTAAAGCAACCATGAACCACATGCGATTAATATTGCAAATATGACTAATGATGTTGTATCTTCCACTAAATCACCTCCTCGTATATTAATATTTAAGCCCTATTACTGGCTTAGATTTTCTTCTTAATAAGAGCCCTATAAATAAAAATACTTGGACGTCTCAAGATATTTCTAGATAATGATTTTAGGATCATTTGGGACAATTCTTTCACCTCCTGTGGATTTACCACATTTGAAGAGTGTTTCTCAGTGAACGCGCGGGACTCCTTACTCGCAGGCTGAGCAGCCTGACCCTCGAACCTAGATGATAGTAGCTCTAGGGCGGCTTTCGATTCAGGACTAGCTCTCATACACGAGGTTGTTGGTCGGCGTACACACTAGAGATATCTCGAGACGTCCAAGAAATGATTCTAATATAGAAGGGGGGTCTCTTACATGAGATTATTTGTTGGTTTAGATGTAAGTTCGTTTGATATGAAAGTTTGCTTTTTAAATGGTGACGGAGAAAAACTGGATTCTTTTTCGGTCAGTAATGACCTACCAGGAGCTACTACACTCAAAGAAAAATTATTACAGTGTATTGCGGGTAAAGAGGTCGACATCCTTAAGATTGGTCTAGAATCCACCTCTGTTTACAGCTTTCATCCTTCTATGTTTCTTCACCATGATATAGATTTACAGCGTTTTGGAGCAAAAGTATTTCTCCTAAACCCAAAACAAGTCGCAAATTTTAAGAAAAGCTATTCTGACATGAATAAAACCGATGAGATTGATGCCTTTGTCATTGCTGATTACTTACGATTTGGCCGTAATCAAATGTCTATCGTAAAAGAAAGTCAGTACGTGGCACTGCAGCAATTAACAAGATCACGATACCAACTTGTCAAAATGTTAACGAAAGAAAAACAACACTTTCTTCAACACCTAAGTTTTAAATGTAATACATTTTCACAAGAGGTGGATACTTCCGTATTTGGTAGCGCCATGACAGAACTATTTCTTGAAAAATTCAGCTTAGAGGAACTCGCTAATATGCCTTTAGAAGAACTCGCTGAGTTCCTACAGGAAAAAAGTCGAAACCGTTTTGGTGATCCAAAATGCGTAGCAGCATCCATTCAAAAAGCTGTGAAAGCTTCTTATCGCTTGGATAAGGTTGTAGAAGATTCAATAGATGTCATCTTAGGTACATCCATCGCAGTCATTCGTACGTTTCAACAACAAATCAAGGAATTAGAAAAGTCTATTAAAAAAATCATGGCTGGTTTGACCCAAACACTTGAATCTATTCCTGGAGTAGGTCCTGTTTTCGCTGCCGGTATCATTGCTGAAATTGGCCAAATCGAAAGATTTGACGATGAAACAAAAATAGCCAAATACGCTGGATTATACTGGCGAAAGCACCAATCCGGTCGTTTTACAGCCGAAGATACTTCATTATCCCGTACAGGTAATCATTACTTGCGTTATTACTTAGTTGAAGCCGCCAATTCAGTAAGAAAGCATGTATCAGATTATCAAGAGTATTACGTGAAAAAATATAATGAAGTACCAAAACATCAACACAAACGTGCACTCGTTCTAACCGCAAGAAAATTTGTGCGATTGGTGGATGCGCTACTACGTAGCCACCAACTTTTTACGCCAGGAAGGTGTGTGAAAGAATGACATAAATTTTTGTCATCGCTACCTTTCATTATTTTCCAGTAAATTACATTCGTTACTGGTTTAGTTTCGTGATGCCTTTTTTAAACAAATTGACCTTTGACAACTTTAAACTTTGTTATTTCTCAGTTGACATACTACCGCAGGTCTTATTGTTCAGATATCCATTGCAACAAGAATTCTTTTACTTGTTGAGCTGGGAAATACCATTTACCCCCTACTTTGTGTTTCGGAAATCTAGGATCAAAAAAGAATGTTTTTTGAATGGTATTCCATCCCATACAAGTTCTTCGTTTTAATTCGTTAGCGTCCCAATACACTAACTCAGCATCGATTTCTTTAACCTTTTCTGCGATTTCTGCTAGATAAAGATTTCTCACTTCTTTTTCATCAACTTGAACACTAATCATTTTCGCATCTCCTTTTCTGTAAAATTTTAATTTTATCTGTTAAGAAATATAGTCATCTAATGCGCTAGGTCTTTCTGTCGGATACCATCCTGCGATAAATCGCATAGCATTTTGATAATACTTTCTCGGTATTTTATCGTATTTAGCGACACCGAAATGTCTTTTTAGTGCGCCATAGATTCCCTGATACGATGCATTGTTATAACCTTCTTTTTTAAGTTCAAAAACACGTTGTTTTACTTTACGTTGTACAGCTCCTTTATGTTGCTCAGTAAGCCATAGTTCGTTATCTACCAGAAGTTTCATTTTGTTCATTTCTTCTTCCGTATGATCCTGTCGTGATTTTATTTGTTTTAGTTCAGTCATACTATAGATAATTGCATCCTCAACACTTTCCGGTTGTTGCTGTGACTTTTGGATGTGCTCTTTCATTCGCTTGAATTCTTGCAAAAACTTAATTTTCATTTTCATTGACTCTGGTGTTATGTAGCTCATTGCAACAATCGAAAATGCATCTTCTGTAAGATTAAATTTTGGATACCATTGTTTGTTTTGATAATGCTGATATTGGGTATGCTCAAAGTTGAGCTGACCCCATTCTGCTTCGTTTGCTTCAAATAATTTTTCTAGTTGGACCTCTATATCTCTCATTACATTTTTATGTTCTTTCCCAAACATTTGGGCCATTGTCAAACTATCCGTAACAACTTGATTTCTTTCTGTAAAAACAAATTCACTTACTGGATGCTGTAAAACTTGTAATTGATTCATTTTCTCTCCCCTTATTCAAATGATAAAATTTTTATCGTTAAATGCCGAAAAATAATCAGGAAATAGTTCTTTAACACTTCTGTCAAATACATCCTGATACTTAACCATTATATCAGGTCTCGGTATATATCCACTTTCAATTTTGCGAACATAAACAGTTGATATACCAAGCTTTTCAGCTAATTGTTTTTGTGTGAATTTCATCTTCTTCCTTTCACTTCTCAAGATGTTATTCATTTAACCACCTTCCATTTCAACTCGCGTTTCTTTGTTGACTTCAGTATAAATGATAAATTTTTTATCGTCAACAGATTTTATAATTTTTTTATCATTTTTACGAAAAGGGGTTTAAAGTGATAAAATTTGTATCTATAATATAATTAAGGATTTACTGAGAGGGGAAAATTTAAAATGACTTTTGGAGAAAAACTAAAACAACTGAGGGGCAAGCGTACACAAGGTGATGTAGCTAACCTGTTAAACATATCAAGAGCAACATACTCACATTTAGAAAATAACAGAATTGAACCTAGTATGACTGTATTGAACTCTATTGCGGATCTGTTTTGTGTTTCAACTGATTACTTATTAGGAAGATCTTCAGATCCACGTTTAACTGAAGAACAAGATAAAACAGCTGATGAAATGGCTAGAAGATTTATGGAATTAGTAGCTGATCTACCTAAAGAAGAACAGGAAAACGCATGGAAACAAGCGGCGATGTACGTGAATTTCACTAAAAATCAAAAATAATGCACATCATAAAAGAAGCTAACTACTCAGTTAGCTTCTTTTAATTCCTCTTCTGTATATGTATGAGAAGTGATTTCTTTCAAAACCTCTTCTGAGTTAGTTCCCTTGTTCTCTAAAAGCCACTTCACCATTAATTCTTTTGCTAATTTCTCTTTCGTCATAGAAAATTCCCCCTGCATCCTCTTTTGTATATTTTTGGAATTAATTACTTTTTTGCCGTTTCCCCTAAAAGGGAAATTTGTCCGTAAAATACGAATGACACCGCCAATTAAGACGATGTCATTTTGAATTTATATTTAATTAAAAGTAATGTCGAAATTGGTAATAATTACCACCCTCCACCTGGATCAGTCATCATACGTTGAACAACAGGCTCAGATGATTCTTGTTTATCATTCGTTTGTTGGTTATCAGTAGAAAAAGTGAACAACCCTGCTACTAATAAAATTGGTAATAAAGCTAATATTTTTTTCAATACTTTCACCTCTTCTTTCGAAGATAATTATACCATTTTTTTAAATTAAACCCAAGTATATTTTTGGTAATTGCGAATAATGGATATTACCAGACTTTTGGCACATCAGTAAGGACTTTCTTAGTAGTGATTCCCTCTCTTCCCCTTCACATGTAAGAGCGTAGTATGTAGTTTGGATATCCGTCCATTCTCCATTTTTTTCTTTTAAGTCTAATAAAATCTTTTTGGCGCCTAAAATATCCCCTTCAAGTATCATTGAATATGCCTTTTCGCTAGGGTGTACAAACTCCAAGGTATTCAAATCTCTTTGATGATGAATTTTCAAGAAAGATAACGTTTGTTGAACAAGTTTCCATTTCTTTTCAAACCCTTTGCAATTAGGATTACCTAATAACTCTAATGTTTTCTCTAAATAATACTTAGCATTGTCGTAATTATCAGGTTCGAATATTAATGACTCACCTATTTTTAAATATGCATTTAATTTTGGTAGTGAGAAAAAGCTATCCCACTCTAACTCATCTAATATAGATCGACACATAGAACGAGATTCAACTACTTCCCCACCTTGTAAAGAAGTTACCGCTATTGCTTCCTTATATCTTAGTAACAAACATTCTTTTATAAATTTGTTTGTTGTTTCATTTATTTTTTCGTTAACTGATTTTAGTCTTTCATATAACGTTTTATAATTTCCGGATTGATATTGCGCTTGGCAAAGTAATATCTCTGTCAAAATTTCCATTTCACTGGTTTTAACACTCTTGTTTTTTTGTCTTAATAACCTGAAATAAGTTGAAGCATCCAAACCGATATAGTATCTTCGATAGATTATTTCGTATACTTCCGCAAATTCTTTATTTTCAGCAACGTCAGAATTAATCTCTTGATCTATAATTATCTTCAACAAATCAAATTTGCCTCTGATAGCTAAGTCTTCCATAGCTTCTCTTAAATTTTCAGGTTTAGGATCTGTATTCATTATATAGTCATTAACAACTTTCTCTTGTGAAATCATACTCTTCTTTAATAAAATAAGCGTCTTCGAAAGATATCCGAAACTAATATCGTTAGCTCCTTTAAAAACTTTGGTCACAGTAGCAGGCTTCACTCCCCAATAATCAGCTAACTGTTTCTTCTTAAATCCAGCTACATATAATTCTCCTTCAAGAATGTTTAATATCTTCCACACTTCTTGTTCCTCCCTTTTGGAACAAAGACGCTTCGCTTTTTTCTCAACTTTTAAAACAGGAAATTCATACCATAGTAATGATTTAGTAATATCGGCATGTTATAATGTAAGTGTTACTCGTGTAGTAACCGAAAAGAGACTTATGGCAGATGTTCCCCTTGTGAGTCGGGCGAACGGTACAAGAGTGTTGCGAGCACTACTTGTACACGCTGTGAGTCTTTTTTTGTTCCTTTTATTTTGTTATTTTCATAATATCACATTTTTGGCAAATTTCAGTCATGCAGTTATCTGATAAATATTGAGAAAGTTAAGAAACAGCTTTATATCAACGTTTCTCAATTGTCGTAAAAATAAAATATGCAATGTTGCATGGAACGTATTAAGACCTCACGTGTATATTTTATCACAAAACCGAACTTTTGTTCTATGTTTTTTTAGGATAAAAACAGATTTACTATCAATATACTATAAATGACAATAAATCTATCATTTATAGTATATCAATATGTATATAATTATACTTGTACTATGAAGACATTTAGTGAAACTTTAAAATCGTTAAGAAAAAGTCGTTCGTTAAGGCAAGAAGATTTAGCTCATGAACTAAACCTTAGTAGAAGCCAAATAAATAATTACGAAAATGGTTTTTCTGAGCCTGATCTCACTACATTATTTCGCCTCGCTTCCTATTTCAATGTGACGCTAGATGTACTTACAGGACGCATTGATAATTCGGTTGATGAAATGTTACATAATACGTTGCTCGGCGTTCAGAAAACATATGGGGTGTTACCTGAACATCAAAGAAAAAACTTTTGTAAGCAACTAGATTATTATGTGCGTTTCCTTGGTGAAAATAATGAAATATTATGATTTGATTTCATCATAAAAGAAATCATTTCCAATTTCAAATTGTAAAATTTTCTTCATTTTACAATTTGAAGGAGAGAGGAGATTATTCCTCTCTTTTTTTATTTTTACATTAATTAGGTTGTCGTGATATTATTCTAATTAAGTTCGACAGTGACATATCCCACATTAGATGATATGTCGCAAATATAAAGGAGGATATCATATGGCAACTTTCAGAAAGCGGGGCAAAAAATGGGAATATCGAATCCGATATGTCGATAAAACTACAGGTAAGAAAAAAGAAATTAGTAAAGGTGGATTTGAATCAAAAAAAGAAGCTACCTTTCATGCTAACGAACGAGAACGTCAGTTGTTTCACGGAATGGCTGCAGACGGCAAAAAAACTCTGTTAAGTGAATATTTAATTGAATGGTTAGAAACTTATAAAAAAGGAAAAGTGGCGCAAAGCACTTACAGTCTCCATGAAAGAAATATTAATAAGCAAATCATTCCGTATTTTCAAAATATCAAATTAGCGGATATGAATAAAATCGAATACCAAAAATTTATTAATCACCTTATAAATAAAGGTTATTCCAAACGAACAGTAAAAATTATTCATACAACAATGTCAAATTCAATAAAACGTGCTATAGATTTAGATATGATTTACAAAGATTTCACGAACAGCATTCTAATCGCTGCGGATCATTTCAATCAGCATTCAAAAAAAGATAACTATTTAACAAAAGAACAAGTATCAAAATTATTGAATGCGGCCCATAAAGATAAAATTCTATACTATACATTAATTTACACCTTAGTGGAATCTGGGATGCGTAAAGGTGAAGCAACAGCATTAGAGTGGGATACAAATATTGATTTAGATAACAAAATGATTCACATTGATAGAACTATAAATTATCACGCTTATACTCCTACAGGCAAAAAGAACAGTAAGGACTTAATAGGTAAAACGAAAACTTATGATTCTGTGCGTTCAATTACTATTTCGGATAGGCTTGTCTCTGTGCTTAAAACATTTAAAACATATCAAAATGAATGTAAACTAAAACTTGGCGCTAAGTACGATAAAACCTTTGATTTTGTATTCACAACTACAGGCAAACCGATACCACACTCCACATTAAAAAACGTTTTGGATCGTATTCTAAAAAATGCTGAAGTGCCTAAAATTAGTGTTCATGGATTAAGACATACCCATGCTGTTCTTCTTTTAGAAGCTGGAGTAGAAATGAAATATATCCAAGAAAGATTAGGTCATAAAAATATAGAAATTACTTCTAATATTTATTCGCATGTCACACCTAAAATAGTTGAAAATGAACAAAGCAAATATGAAGCATATGTGGGGCAAGAATTTGTTTTTTAA